ATGGCCTATAACACCAGCCTCTCCACCAAACCTTGACGAAGACTTAACAACAGCGTATAATCAGTCTAAAGATAATCTACAAGATATCATTGACCAAGGTAAAGAGGCAATGGAAGATATACTCAAGATTGCAAAAGAATCAGAGCATCCAAGAGCATTTGAAGTTTTTGGTGGTATACTAAAAAATGTTGTAGAGGCAAATAAAGAATTGATTGCCATGCAAAAACAAATGCGAGAGATGGATAAGAAAAAAGAAGTTAATAATACCAACATTGATAAAGCTATTTTTGTTGGTTCAACGGCAGAGTTGTCAAAAATAATTCAAGGCAAAAATGATTAAGTTTAAACAATTTATTTCAGAGGAAGCACTTGTTGCTAGAAAAGATGCGTCATCTAAAACACTTCATGCATTTGATATGGATGAAACTTTATTTCATCACGACCATTCTAAAGTTAAAGTTCATGTATTAAACAAACAAGGCGATAGAGTTCAATCTCTAACCAATCAAGAATTTAATACTCATAAATTACCACCAGGTCATTCATATGATTTTTCTGAATTTAGGTCTACACATATATTCAAACAATCAGCTCATCCAATTCATAAGATGATTCGTAAATTAAAAGCAATCCATAAAAATAATAAGAATGTTGAGATTGTTACAGCTCGTTCAGACATGGATGATAAAGTAGGATTTATGCATGCTCTTAAACAACATGGTATTGATCCAAAAGAAATTCATGTGAGACGTGCTGGTAATTTACCAGGTAAACCAGGCGAAGTAAAAAGAAAAGTGATTGGTGATTTAATTAAAAAAAATGGTTATAAAAAAGTTCATTTATATGATGATTCTGAACCAAATTTAAATCATTTCTTATCATTAAAACAAGACCATCCAGATGTTGAGTTACACGCTCACCATATTCACCACAATCCAGAAACTAATGAAACAAAAATAAAAACTCGAATAATTAAATAATGAGCTCTGATGCCTATCGTGATAACCCACTTCTAAAAAAAGTTGGTGTTAATGTTCAGTATACACAGGAACAAATTGATGAATATATCAAATGTGCCAAAGACCCCGTATACTTTACCAAATACATTAAGATTATTACTCTTGATGAAGGCCTAACACAATTTAATCTCTACGATTTTCAAAAGGAAATGATTCAGACTTTCCATGATAATCGTTTCGTAATCACAAAATGTCCTCGTCAGGTTGGTAAAACAACTACTACAATTGCATACTTGTTATGGGTCGTATTATTTCAAGACTCACAAAATATTGCTATTCTTGCTAATAGAGGTCAAACTGCTCGTGACATTCTTGCTAAATTACAATTAGCTTATGAAAATCTTCCACAATGGTTGCAACAAGGTGTTGTAACATGGAATAAAGGTTATATTGAATTAGAGAACGGCTCAAAAATAACTGCGTCATCTACATCAAGTTCAGCAGCTCGTTCTGGTTCTTTCAATATTGTATTCCTTGACGAGTTTGCTTTCGTGCCTACTAATATTGCATACGAGTTCTTTACATCAGTTTATCCTGTAATTACTGCTGGTACAAAGACAAAGATTATTATCGTATCAACACCTAACGGTATGAATCTGTTCTATAAGATTTGGACAGATGCAGTTAATAAAAGAAACAATTATACTCCATTTGAAATTCATTGGTCAATGGTACCAGGCCGTGATGAAAAATGGAAAGAAGAAACAATCAAGAATACATCTGACCATCAATTCAGACAAGAGTTTGAAACAGAGTTTTTAGGTTCTACCAATACATTAATATCAGGCACCAAATTACAAAAATTAGTTTATCAAGACCCTATAGCTACACATGATGATATAGTAGTATATAAAAACCCAATCAAAGGATCACCAGAAAAAGGTAAAGACCATTTGTATTGTATTACTGTAGACGTTTCAGAAGGTAAAAATTTAGATTTTTCAGCATTTTCTGTTATAGACATATCTACAACTCCATACGAACAAGTAGCAAGATACAAAAGTTCTACTATTTCACCTATATTATTTCCTACAGTTATTCATAATGCAGCTAGATTATATAATGATGCCTATATTTTAGTGGAGATAAATAATAATCCACAGGTAGCAGAAGCTTTACATCAAGACCTAGAATACGAAAATCTATTTAAGATTTTTACCGGCAACAAAAAACCACAACAATTACATAGTGGATTTGGCCGAGGTGTTCAAATGGGTCTTAAAATGTCACAACAAGTTAAAAGAATAGGTTGTTCTAATCTTAAAACTTTAATTGAAGGTGACAAATTAATTGTTAATGACTTTGATACTATATCAGAATTAACAACTTTTGTTGCAAAGAAAACATCTTTTGCTGCTGAAGATGATGCAAATGACGATTTAGTAATGACTTTGGTAATATTTTCTTGGATAGCTACTCAAAAATATTTCAAAGAAATTGTAAATCATGATTTAAGAAAGCAAATTCAACTTGAGAATATGAATCAAGTTGATGAAGAAACTTTACCCGAACCTATCATTGAAGATGGTTTAGAACACGAATTTGAGATAATTGATGGTGATGTTTGGGAAAAAGCAGGTTCAGGCGAAATATATGCCAATTTTATCAAAGAAACCATTAGAAAACTGTAAACACAGTATTTCATAAATATTGTTATGGTATTTTAACTGCCAAGATACAATCAATAATTTAAGGAGAAAAACATGGCATTTCAATTGTCTCCAGGCGTTCTTGTAAGTGAAGTCGACCTAACCACGGTCGTGCCTTCAGTTTCAACTACAGCCGGTGCTTTTGCTGGAGAGTTTGTTTGGGGTCCAGTCAATAAGCGATATCTAGTTCCAGACGAAGTTACATTAAATAATAAATTTGGTTCTCCAGATTCCAATACTTACGTTTCATTTTTAACAGCTGCTTCATTCTTAGCATATGGTAATACATTATGGAATGTTAGAACAGCTAATAACACATCATATAATGCTGATGCAAATACATCAGGTACAAATATTCAAATTGCAAACGAAGACGTATTTCAAGCTTTAGGTTACATTTTTGGAACAGCTGGTAATGCATATGGTGCATTTATGGCTCGTTATCCAGGTGCTTATGGTAATTCATTAACTGTTACTATTGCTGATGCAGGTAACTGGAGTTATGTAAATACTGCATTCCAAGGTCTTGTAAACGGTGCTCCTGGCACTTCTGTTCAAGCTGCAGCTGCTGGTTCTGCTAACGATGAAGTTCATATTCTTGTTACAGATACAGGTGGTCTATTCTCAGGTACAAAAGGTACCGTATTAGAAGTATGGCCATATCTATCAAAAGGTTCTGATGCTATAGACCCTAATGGTAACTCTGCTTATTGGAAACAATCACTATTCAATAACTCACAATATATTTACGGTGTTGATGCTCCTCAATATGCAATTACTAGTTCAACATGGGGTAAAACATTAGCTTCTAATACAAGTTTTGCAGTATTATCAACAAATACAACATTTGCTTTATCTGGCGGTACATACGCTGCAGCAAATGACGCTGATAAAATTAATGGTTACGGTTTATTTGCAAGCGCTGATGATGTAGATATTTCATTAGTTATTACTGGCGGTCACGATGCAACTGTTCAACAATATGCTATCGAAAATATTGCTGGTACTCGTTTAGATTGCGTAGCATTTGTTTCACCACCATTATCTGCTGTTCTTAATACTCCAGGTAACGAAGTAACTAATATCACTTCATGGTACAATTCATTATCAATTCCTGCTCAATACGGTTCATATGCAGTTGCTGATTCTGGTTGGAAATATATGTTTGACAAATACAACAACACATATCGCTGGGTTCCATTAAATGGTGACATCGCTGGTCTCTGTGTATATACAGATACAGTTCGTGATCCATGGTGGTCTCCTGCTGGTTTAAATCGTGGTGGTTTAAAGAACGTAGTTAGACTTGCTTGGAACCCAAATAAAACATATCGTGATGCTCTTTACTCAATTAGCATTAATCCAGTAGTTTCATTACCTGGTAACGGTACTGTGTTATATGGTGATAAAACTTTAACTTCTAAGCCTTCTGCATTTGATAGAATTAATGTTCGTAGATTGTTTATTACGCTTGAGAAAGCAATTGCTAAAGCTTCACAATACTCTCTATTTGAATTCAATGATGAATTTACAAGAGCTCAATTTGTTGCTTTAGTAACTCCATACTTGCGTGATGTTCAAGGTCGCCGTGGTATTACTGACTTTAGAGTTGTTTGTGATACTACAAATAACACACC